GAAATACGACGCGGCCAGTGATTCGGTCGAGTTCCAGAACTATTGGGCGAACACCGACGCTTACGACGCGGACAGCGCCAATAGCAAGGGCGTTCGCACTCGGCTCGTTAAGCGGTCGCGATACGAGGCCGCGAACAACGGCTACGCCGACGGCATCGCGCAGACTCACGCCAATTTCCTCGTCGGCATGGGGCCTACGCTCGCCTGCCGCACTGGCAGTCGATCGCTCGACCTTCGTATCAACGCGGAGTGGCGGAAGTGGTCGAAAGCCATCCAATTGCGTCGCAAGCTGTGGACGGCCGCTCATGCCAAACTTGTCGATGGCGAATCGTTCGGCGTGGTCACCGCTAACCCTCGGGTGTCGCATCCGGTCAAGCTGGATGTCGTGCCGATCGAGTGCGATCAGGTGACTACGCCCTATGTGCCATATCGTCGCGAAGGCGTGATTGACGGCGTGACGCTTGACGAGTTTGGCAATCCGCTGACTTACGATATTTTGCCGCAGCATCCGGGTTCGCAATGGGCTGTCTACTATCAAGAGCCAAAGCAAGTGGCCGCCCGCTACGTGCTGCATTGGTTCGCCATGCGGCGACCGCAGCAACATCGCGGTGTTCCGGAGTGCAAGAGCACAATGCAAGTCGGCGCGTCTAGTCGTCGATGGCGAGAGGCCACGGTGTCGGCAGCGGAGACGGCGGCAAGCTTTGCGGCGCTGCTCTATACCGAAATGCCACCGGGTGACGCGGAGCCGGTCGCCCCGTTTTCGACGCTCCCCATTGAACGCCGCATGATGGCGGCTTTGCCGATGGGTTATCGTGCTGAGCAGATGCAGGCCCAACATCCGAACACAAGCTACGACAGCTTTAATCGGGCACAGATTTCGGAGCAGGCCCGCCCTAAGAACATGCCCTATAACATGGCGGCTTGCGACAGCTCGCAGTCGAACTACGCCAGCGGCCGGCTCGATTTTCAGCCCTACTTCGCGGGCGTCGATATTGAAAGGGCGGACTGCGAAGACTGTGTGCTTGACAAGCTATTTGTCCAGTGGTGGCGAGAGGCCGCACTGGTGTTCGGGTTTGGCGATCCGCGCAATCCGCCCGAGCGATCATGGGATTGGCCAAATCATCCTGTGGCCGACATCACCAGCGAGGCGTCGGCCGTCAATATGCGGCTGCGCAACGGCACGACGACACTGCGGCAAGTCTACGCGGAAGCCGGCGACGACTACGATTCCGCCGTCGAAGCCATGGCGAGCGATTACGGCGTTGACGTCGGCAAGATGAAAGAGTTGTTGCGGTTGGCTATCTTCAACGCGACGAACCAATTGGGCAGCATCGAGCAGGCCCAAGTGCAGCGGGAGAACGCACAGACGCAATCGGCGACACAAATAGCCGTCCAGCAGATGGGAGGCGGAGCCAATGGCCAAGCGCGTTAGGCTGCGATCCAAGCCGGACATCCAAGCGGCGGCGGCTGGCAAGGTGCCGACGTTTTCCATGGTCGCCTACAACGGCGGCCCGATGTACGTCGATGGCTACGATGATCCGATCGTTATTGACCTACGCGGACTAGAAGCCGCGCCTAGCGTCGTCGCCAATCTCAATCACGAAACAACCGATCCTGTCGGGCATGTGACGGCCATCGACAACGACGGGACGCGGCTGGTGCTGGCTGGCTCGCTGAGCTATGCGAGCGATTCCCGCGACCAAGTTGTTGAGAGTGCGACGGCCGGCGGCTTTCCGTTTCAAGCTAGCGTCGAGGTGTCGCCGGACAAACTGGAACGGCTTGCAGCCGGACAATCGACGACGGTAAACGGTCAAACAATCACCGGTCCGGCCGTCATTGCCAGGACGGGATACCTGTACGGAGTTGCGTTCGTTCCGCGCGGCGCGGACGAGTCTACGAGTGTGCGAATTGCGGCGAGCGCCGCGCGAATTAGAGGAGCAGCAAATATGAGTTTTGAGGATTGGTTGAAATCGCTTGGCGTGGTGATGGAATCGCTCTCGTCTGAGCAAATGGACGCGTACAAGGCGGCCTATGCTGCGTTGCAAGGTGCGGCTCCTGCCGCTCCGGCTGCGAACGCGGAAATGAAGCAAGACGACACTATGCAGGCCGAGTACAAGTCCGACACCATGCAGGCCGGTGCCGCATGGGATGCGGTTGATATTCGGGCTGCGCACTCGGACGCCTTGGATTCGCTCGACAACGACTTGCTGTCGATCGAGGATGATGCGCCGGCGGCGATTCTCGCCGAAGCAAAAAAGACCGCCCGCAAGGCCCTCGGCGACTTGAAAGCGAAGGCGGCCCGCAATCGCTTGTCGGCCGATACCTACCGTGCAAAGGCCGGCGAAATCATTGCGAAGGCGCAGCTTGCCATCGTGCGCGGATCGCGGCCGACCGCTCCGGCAATCCACGCCAGCCAACGCGACGTTAATGGCGATGTCATCGCGGCGGCGGTCTGCCAGCGGCTGCGATTGCAAAACATCGACAAGGCGTTCAACGAGCAGACGCTGGACGCGGCCCATCGCGAATTCGGCGGCCGGCTTGGCATTCAGCAACTGCTGATTCGTGCGGCTGCGGCGAACGGAATGGTGCTTCGCGCCGGCGACCGCATTCACACGGGCAACGTCCGCGAGGTGCTTGAATACGCTTTGCCACGCCGCGACATTCGCGCGTCGAGTGGCTTTTCGACGGTTTCGCTTCCGGGCATCCTAAGCAACATCGCGAACAAAGAGTTGCTTGAAGGCTACATGCAGGAAGACAACGCGTGGTCGGAAATCGCGGCCATCAAATCGGTGCCCGATTTCAAGCAGGTTACGTCGTACCGCATGCTGGACGACATGGCCTATGAAGAGCTGCCGAAGGGCGGACGCATGAAGCACGCCACCACGGGCGAGCAGTCGTTCACCCGGCAGGTGCGAACCTATGCAAAGATGTACAGCATCACCCGCGAAGACATCATCAATGATGATCTTGGGGCGTTCGACGCGCTTCGCGATGTCATCGGGCGCGGGGCTGCGATGAAGATGAACGACGTGTTTTGGACTAAATTTTTGGACAACGGATCGTTCTTCACTTCGGGCAACTCGAACTATATCGAGGGCGCCACGACGAACCTCGGGACCGATGGCGTGGGGCTGTCGCTCGGCGTTAAGAAATTCCGCGAGATGCGTTCTCCGGGCGCCGACGGACAGAAGCGAATCGGTGGACCGCCGCCGACGATTTTGCTTGTTCCGCCGGAACTCGAAGCGGTGGCCGAGGCCCTTTACACGGCCCGCAATTCGGCGGCAGTAAAGGTCAGCGAGACCAACATCCATGCGGGCAAGTACCGGCCCGTCGTGGTGCCGTGGCTCTCGGATTCTGCCTATGCAGGCTATTCCTCGACGGCTTGGTATTTGTTCCGCGCCCCGAATTCGGCCATGGCGCCGATTGTGGTTTCGTTCCTCGATGGTGTGCAAACTCCGACGGTCGAAACGGCCGACGCGGATTTCGACCAGCTAGGCATCCAGTTCCGTGGCTACCACGATTTCGGCGTTGACAAGTTCGAGACGCTGGCGGGCATCAAGAGCAAGGGCGCGGCGTAGTTCACAGACGAACCATTTACGCGGCTTAGCAATGGCTAGGCCGCTTTATTCGCAAGCATAAATTAGGAGCACAGATCATGGCAGAAGCGGAACTATATCAGGGCGATGAGTGCCCGCGTGACTACACGGCCGACGCGGCGATTACCGGTGGCGAGGTCGTCCAGTTGCGCGACGGCTTGGCGGCGGTTATTCCCGTCGATGTGGCCAACGGCGAAAAAGGCGGCGCACAGTGTGAGGGCATTTTCCGGGTCGAGAAAACCACGGGGCAAGTCTGGCTCGATGGCGGCGAAATCTGGTGGGATCATTCGGCCAACAAGGCGACGTGCGTTCCGCCGCTGGTTGGCGACCGGGATTTCTATCTGGGCTCGGCGGTCGGCGACGCGGCGAGTGCAGCGACCGAAGGCTATGTCAATTTGAACGTCAAGCCAGCGTATGAAATCGAACTTCAGCGCTCGGGCGGCGATACGGCGGTCGTTCTGACTGCTGGCACTCCGTACATTTATTCCCGTGGCGGATCGCTCGACGCGGCGTTTTCCGCGACGGCCGAAGCACAAAAATTGGATTGGTTGTCGAAGCGGTCTTTCGCTCTCGGATCCAACTGGATCCTGGATGCGGTGGTCGAAGTCGTTGCCAACGCCGACGCCGACGTTGCCGACTTGTCGGTCGGCGTGGCCAACGGAACCAACGCCAGCGATGCGGATTCCATCACCGAATCGGCGTTCTTCCATTTTGACTTGGGCGCCGACCTGAACATCGATGCGGAATCGGACGACGGCACGACCGAAGTGGCCGCGACCGATACAACGGTCGATTTTGCGGTTGGAACTCCGGTGTTCTTGCAGATTGACGGACGCAATCCAGCATCGCTGAAGTTCTACGTCAACGGCGTGCGGGTGCTCGAATCCACGACGTTTAACATCAGTGCGGCGACCGGCCCGCTCAAGGCTCTTTTCCACCTGGAGAAGTCGTCGAACGATTCCCCGGGTAACGTGCAGCTGGACGTCCTCCGCGTTCGCACGGGCCAACAGTAATGAGCTTGCTCGATGACGGCGCAAGCTGGCTTGCCGGCCAATTGGTCGATCATGCCAGCCACGCAATCGCCTACACGCAAGGGGCGGCGACCATATCGCTACGCGGGACGCGAGACGTCCAGCGGGTGCGGGTGGTGCAGGCCAACGGTGTGCAGACGATCGTGCGTCAGGTGTCGTTCGTGGTTCGATCGTCAGATATGACGATCGCGCCACAACGCGGCGACCAGATTGCCGAGACGGTTGGCGGTTCGGTGGTGCGGTGGGAGCTAGCACCGGAACCGAACGGGGCCGTCTGGCAATACGAGTCGGCAGGCGAGGAAATGATGCGGTTATTTGTGGTCGAGGTGGCGTAGATGGCAAGCACCGTAACGAGCGTAGCCGACGCGGTGCTAGCGATTGTGCGCGGGCTTGATCTCGGCATCGAATTTACGGCGGAGCGTGTATACGGCGATTACGACGACGAGGCGAGCGACCGCGAAGCGGCGTTGGTCGAGGTGCTGACGCCATCCGAACCGGCTGTCGATTTGGATACGCGGGGTGGGTTGTCTTATACGTTCGATGTCATCGTGACGCTACGGAAGCGCATCATCGGGGCCGATCGCGAAAGCCAAACGGGCAAGCTAAACACGGAGCAGGTGGACGCGCTAATCGATGCGGTCGAGCGAATCGCGGACGCGATGATTCCGGACGTCTTCGCGGCCGTGGATGCGTCATGGTTGGAAGTGCCGAGCGTGTCACTGTTCGATCCGCAGCAGTTACGCCAGATGGGGCAATTCATTGGACAAGTTACGATCAGATTTGAGGCCCGAAAGGCCCTAGCATAGGAGCATTTGAATGACGACAAAGAAAATGGGCTACGAGGCCAAGCTGTACTACGGAGCGGCTGGCGCGACCGCCAGCACGCTAATCACGAATTCGCGCGACATCAAATACGACACGAATCCGGTCAGCGGTGATACGACGGTGCGCGGCAGCGGATCGACTCCGCCTATTCGCACGGGTCGCACTGTGGCACTGGAGGTGTCGTTGACGTTCTCGATGCTTCAGAAGTCCGACGACACGACATTGACTGCCTTGCTGGCCGCGTCTCGCACGGGTGCGCCCGTGGCGCTGCGAGTGATTCCGGCAACCGGCGGAACCGGACTCGATGCGGATTGCGTTATTTCCGCCTCGGCAGGAATGCCGATCGGCGGCGAACAAACGGTTGATTTCACGCTAGTGTCGCTCAATGACGACACTCGCACGCCGCTACTCAACAGCTAAGCCACCATCACATAGGAGACGCATATCATGCCTAGCTTGGCATACGCTGTCAGCATCGGCAGCATCAACCAATCGAAGATTCGCACGGGCGATGATTTGATCGACCTGCAAATTACATTACCAGCCGGCAAGAGCGGCACGCTGACAACTCGCACCGATGACAATACGGGCATCGTGACGGTGGCAAGTGGCCACGGCATCACGGGCAGCGACACGGTCGATGTCTACTGGGCAGCCGGCCGGCGTTATGGCGTCGATGTCACCGCGACCGACGCGACCACCATCAGCATTGACCTGGGCGCGGGCGACAATCTGCCGACAGCATCGACGGCGGTTGTCATCTGCAAGCAAGTCGTGGTGAACAAGGCCATCGACGGGGATGCTGTCGAAATCATCGGGCTCCTCGCCGAGCTTGCGGCGAGCACTGGTTTCGGTGTTCGCATCACGGTCTTTGATGCGGTTTCGGCTGGCGGTAGCGCGGTCGGCAACGGCATCGACCTTGACCCGAACTCGCCATTCGTGCTCGACATCGAAGGCGGGGCGGCGAACCTTTTGACTGGCTCGCCGATCCTGTCTTTCGTTGCCAGCAACGGCGACGGATCGAATGCTTGCACACTGAAGATTCAAGGTCTCCAAGACGTTACCCCATAAGGTGAAATGTGCCTAGTTTTCGTGCTGGCGGACGCGAATGGATGGTATCGATCGACGCGCCGAAGATTCGTCGCGTTCGAGAGGCTTGCAAGGTTGATCTTG